CCCCGCCGCATTCACCGGCGGGATGGATTTCAGGAGCGCCGCGCGCTGCTTGCACCACCGGCAGGCACAATGGTTCCGTCCTGCCGGATCAACCGCCCATCGGCGCAGGTCCAATCGCGGAAGGAAAGCAGCGCCACCCCGAACCAGTCATTCATGCGCAGCATCCGGCGGATGATCGGCACGATCTCGGTCAGGTAAAATGTGTCGATCGCCTCGCTCACCTTGCCAAAGCCACCGCTGTTCTGCGGGATGATCCCGATCAGCGGCGGCGGCATCCGATGCGCGGCCAGCATATCGTCCCGGCTGATGTTCTTGACCGCCGTGAACTCGTCATGCGCGGTGATGTTGCCGATCGGCAGGATCTGGACGCCGTCCTTCTTCCCGCCGGGCGAGTAGATCAGCATGTTCTTGAAATTGCCCGCGCCCTTGGACTGGCGGATCTTGTCGGTGATCGTGTCGACCATCTCCTGATCGGCCAGCGGATCGTTGATGTAGAGAATGAAACCCGCATGGTTGCCGTTGAGGTAATAGCGGCGGCGGAACAGCGTGGCGTTCTCCGAGAGCAGCGCCGATTGCAGTGCCGACAGCCATTCGGGCAGGCCATAGATCTCCTGCGCCACATCAGGCTGCATCAGATGGAACACGCGGCCGGGCGCAAACTGATGCTCCTGCCCCAGCGCGCCATTGACGAACCAATAGGTGTCCGCCGCCACGCCCGCGCGCGTATGCACCGCCGGGCTATGCTTGGCCGCCGCGATCCGGCCCGACAGGTTGGGTACGTTCTCCAGATAGCCATTGCCCATCTGGACAAAATCCAGGGCGAACCGCTCGAAATCATCGGCACCGAGCCAGCGCGATGCCACCATCTGCGAGACCAGCAAATTGACGCGCAAAGCCACCGCGCTGCGATGATAGGGCGTGGCGTTGAACACCTGCGCCAGCTTGCCCATCGGCAGCGGTGGTTCATACCAGCGCCCATTGTGCCAGACCTCGAAATAGGCCGACAGTTCGCGCCGGTCGAGCACGCTCTCGGCATCGCCAAAGGTGAACACATCGCCGCGTAGGGGCGCAGCTTTTGCGGGCGCACCGGCCTCCTGCTCGATCAGGGCCACTTCGGTGGAAGGCGCATCGGTCATCAATCGGCTCCTCAATCGTCGGCTTATTAATCATCTGACGTCGCCACTCGGCCTCGGCTCGCTCCACTGGCGGCCCCGGCATCGAGCGGTTCATTGGAAAGGGCGTTGAGCAAAGCCCAAGCAAGGTCGGCATGGCCGATCTCGCCATTGCGGCGGGCGACATAGGTGACGCCCCGCCCGCTGCCGGTCAGCGCGGGCCGGATCGCCATCAAGGCCGCCATCAGGTCGGTCCACTGCTCATCGAACTCGATGCGGCCGGAATTGAAGACGTTCTGGGCTTTCACCACCAAGGCCGTCTTGCTGGCCACTGAATATTCGATCCGCCGCGCGCGCGGGAACCAGCCGACCACCAGTTCATAGACCGCCTGCCCCGCGCCGGTGGTATCGATGGCGATATCGGTGACGTTGTACCGGGCCGCGATATCCCTGATGAAATCGGCCTGCCCCTGAAAATCGCGCCCGTTGAGCCGGTATTTGGCCAGCACCCGGAACTTGCCCTTGCCGGGCTGCTCAGGCGGCGCCAGCACCACTAGCGCGGCATCATCGCGCCCCTGCTTATTGGGATCGTACCCCAGCCACACCGGCTTATCGCCAAAGGGCCGCCCACCCGCCACCTCGGCCAGCGCAGGCCGGAAATCGCGCCAGCGATAGAAGGCATCGACCCGCGCGGGCGCAATCCGGCTGAAGGGAAAGCTGCTCTCGCTGTCATCGACGAACTGGCAATTGTAGAGGTTTTCAAATTCCTCTTCGCTGCATTCGCCGCGCAGTTCCTCCTTGTCGATGCGCCCGCCAGCGCCGCCCGCAATGGCGTCGTCGAGCGTGACCATCTGGCACCAAGAACCATCGGGCATGATCGCCCCGGCGCGCAGGTTCTTGTGGCTGATGTCAAAGGGCCGCTGATCGCCCTTCTTGCGCCCCCGGTTCCATTCCTCGCCGCTCCAAAAGGCATAGGCTTCATGGGTTTTGGTCGATGGCGTCGAGAAATAGGTGCGCTTGTAGATGGTGAGCGTTGCCATCGCGGCGGCCACCTTGCGCAAGCGCGCAAAGCCGTGGACCCAGAAGAATTCGTCGAAATAGAAGTCGCCGCTTTCCCCCTGCGCGGTGTTGCTGTTGGTCGAGAGCGGATAGAGCCCCACCCCATCCAGCCGGATCTCGGCCTTGCCCGCCTCCTCATCGGCGGGATGGAGCCCCGAGAAATCCAGCATCAGCGGATTGCCCTTGAGATCGACGCCGGTGACGCGCTTTACCCATCCGGTGATCTCGCGGATGAACTTCTTCGCCTGCCGCTCGCTGGCCGAGAGGAAGATCTGGTTGCGCGGCTGCTCGCCATGGAGAACCGCCTCGCCGATCTTGGCCATGGCCTCGCGCGCGAAATAGGCGGTGGCGCCGATCTGGCGGCTCTTGAGGATCTTGCGGGTGCGCTGTTCGCGCTGCTCCCACCAGCCCTCCTGATAGTCATCGCACCATTCGTGGAAGTCGGTGAGCAGCGCTTCCCAATGCTCAAGGCTAAGGAAATTCTTGCGCTTGTCCGCCCGCTTGGCCTTGGCCTTGTCATCGTTGCGGCGGCCCACTGCCTCGTTGAGGTCGCCTTCCTTGCCGCTCTCATTGTATTTGCGGATGCGCGCGGCGGTCTGCATCTGGCGCATCAGAAAATCGACGCGCTTCATATCGCCTTCGGTGAAAGGCTCCTTGCAAAGGTAGGTCGCCAGCTTGGCCTCAAGGTGATCCTCGACCACCTCGAGCGGGCTGTCGGCATCCCAATCGCCCCGCCGCTTCCAGCTGGCCACCGTGTTGTAATTCTCGCCCAGTTCGCGCGCGATATCGGCCAGATCCCAGCCGCGATGGAACAGCGACTTGGCCTCGCGGCTCTTGGCGCGCGTCACCTGTCGGCTCTGGGTCGGGGCTGCGTCATCATCGGGGGCGGGTTTTGGGGTCATGATCCTGCCATGCCCTGATCGGGGGGGGCCGCGCGCCGGGGTGCCGGTGTAACCCGCCGGGTTACTGTGCCCGCGCGTTGCAGGAAGGCCGGTTGCCGTGGATTTCAGGGGTCAATGCTGATCCGCCCCGCCAAATCCCCGGAGTAACCCGATGAAGACCAAGCCCTTCCTGCTCGCCACCGCCGGTTCGACGGTCGATGGCCGCGAGATTTCTGAAACTGACATCGAACAGATGGCCTCGAGCTATGATCCCAAGACCTATGGCGCGCGGGTCAATATCGAACATATCCGGGGCATCAGCGGGCAATCGCCCTTCTTCGCCTATGGCGATGTGGATTCGGTCACGGTCGGCGAGACCGAGGTCAATTTCAACGGCAAGATCGAGAAGCGCAAGGCGCTGTTCGGCGTGCTGGACGTAACCGACAATGCCAAAGCGCTCAACGAGGCCAGCCAGAAGGTTTACCCCTCGATCGAGATCCTGCCCAATTTCGGCGGCAAGGGCTTCTCCTATCTGGGCGGTGTGGCGCTCACCGACAGCCCGGCGGCCATCGCCACCGAGCGCCTCAAGTTCAGCCGTTTTCAGCCCGGCGCCATGGTGCTGGCCCGCGAGGAGGCCGCCGCGCTCGAATTCGCCGATGACGGCGCCGCCACCGAAAGCGCCAAGGGCCTGCTCGAAAGCATGAAGGGCATGCTGGACAAATTCACCGCCAGCTTTGCCCCCGCACCCAAGCCGGAAGACAAGCCCGAAACCAAGCCCGATGGGCAGCAGCCGGCCAGCCTCGATTTTGCCGCCCTGCGCGGCGTCTTCGAAGAATTCGGCACGACCGTCACCACCTCCATTGAAGGGCTGCGCAGCGAATTCCGCAACGAAGCCGATGCCCAGGCGCTCAAGCTCAAGAAGCTCGAGGACGCGCAGGAAGGCACCCCGGCCCACAGTTTCCAGCGCCGCCCGATCGCCGATGGCAGCAGCCACGCCAGCGCCGACAGCAAATACATCTTCTGACCCTGCCCTCCCAAGCCCCGCACCCCAATGCCAAGGAACGCAGCTTCATGTCTCAAATCCACACCCTTTCTGATCGCGGGCGCGGCGCGCTGGATCAGCTTCTCGCCAACATCGGCAGCGCCAACGGCACCCGCAATGTGGCGCGCAATTTCTCGCTTTCCCCCACCAGCGAGCAGCGGCTCGAGGATCTCCAGCGCGAGAGCGTCGGCTTTCTCCAGCGCGTCAATGTGATGGGCGTGCGCGACCTCCAGGGGCAGGTGATCGGCCTTGGCACCTCGAATATGATCGCAAGCCGCCAGAGCCGCAGCAATCTGCCGCGCAAGCCGCGCTATGTCGGCCAGATGCAGGACCGCAAGTTCCAGCTCTATTCGACGCTGTTCGACACGATGCTGCCCTGGGAAGTGATCGACGCCTGGTCGAAATTCCCCGACTTTGCCGCGCGCTATGGCCGCCATGTTGCGGTCTCGGTGGCGCTCTCGCGGATCTCGGTGGGCTTCAACGGGCTTGAGGCGGCCGAGGATACCGACGCCGAGGACAACCCGCTGGGCGAGGACGTCAACATCGGTTGGCTGCACAAGCTGCGCCTTGAACGCCCCGACCATGTCATGGGCCGCGCCACCGTCACTGCTGGCGGAGTCACCACTGCGACGGGCGCCGCCGCGCCGATCTACATCGGGCCGGATGCCAATCATGCGCAGGGCGATTACAAAAACATCGATGCCCTGGCCTATGAGCTGATCGCGGGCATGCCCTCCTATGCGCGGGCCAGCACCGATCATGTCGTGATCGTCAGCCAGGATCTGGTGGATGAAAAATACTTCCCGATGATCAACCGCCCGCTCTCCGACACGATCGACGGCGGCAAATCGACCAGCGATCAGGTGGTCTCCGACCTCATCATGTCGACCAAGCAGATCGGCGGGCGCCCGGCGGCGATCGCTCCCTTCTTCCCCGAAGGCACGATGGCCATCACCCCGCTGGGCCGCGCCAATGCGCCCGACAGCTCGAACCTCTCGATCTATTATCAGGAAGGTTCGCGCCGCCGCTACATCAAGGATGAGCCGGAAAACATGGCGGCCCTCGTCGACTATAACAGCGTCAACGAAGGCTATGTGATCGAAAGCACCGATTACATGACCATGGCCGAAAACATCACCTTCGGCGCCCGGCCGTAACACCCCCCGTCTTGCTGACACTCCCGCCCGCTGGCCCGCGCGTCGGTGGGCGGTCATCACGAAAGCCCCGCTTATGGTCTCCGCCTTTCGCCGCCACCAGATGCGCGTGCGCGCCCTGCAATCGGGCGCGGCCCAGCCTGATACGGCCCCTGCCGCCGCGCCCGAACATGCGCTCGATACGCCTCTTGGTCAGGAATATGCCGCCCTGCGCGTGGCGCTCCATGACAATCTGCGCTCCCTCTCCGACATTGCCAGCATTGAGGCCCGAAATCCGGTCAAGGTCGAGATGGCCCGCACCTTCGCCCCATGGATCGAGGGCGTGCTGCAGGCAGGCGAACAGGGGCAGGCCGCGCAGGATGAGATCTTGGTGTGGAACCTGATCTGGGCCATCGACTACCGCGATTGGGACTATGCCCTTCGCCTTGCCGCCCATGCGATCCGGTTCAATCTCACCCAGCCGGAACGCTACAACCGCACCATCCCCTGCTTTGTGGGCGAGGATATCGCCAAGCTGAGCCTCGACCAGCAGGAAGCCGTGCCCCATGAGGTGCTTTGCCGCGTCCTCGCGCTGATCGAGGGCCACGACATGCCAGACCCGGCCAAGGCCAAGCTGCACAAGGCGCTGGCCCGCTCCTTCACGCGGCGCGCCGATGCCTTCGACCCCGCCGCCGACAACGCGCCTGCCGGTGGCAAGGCGGCCTATCTCTCCGAAGCGCTCGACCACGCCCGCCGCGCCCACCAGCTCGACAGCAGCATCGGCGTCAGATCCGATATCCGCAGCCTCGAAAAGGCCCTGCGCAAACTTGCCCCCGAAGGCGCGGGCGGGGATGCGGGCGAGGATGACGAGGAAACCGAATAACCAGTTCGCCCCACGGCGGCGGGGGGCGGTTGGCGCGGACGGCGCCCTTTGTGACAGCCAGCCCACACCATCCTCACCCCCCGTTTGAACGCAAAGGCCCCGCCCATGAGCAGCTTCACCCCCACCCCCATCGCCCCGCCCGATGCCGATGACGCGCAGGTGGTAGCCGATGGCTGGTTCCCGCCGGTCAAACTGGCCGATGTGCGCGAAGGCATGAACGTCGGCGGCGGCGCCATCACCCAGCTCCAGCTCACCCTTGCCATCGAGGGCGGCATGCTCTCGGCCCTGCGCCAGCTTGCCGCATGGCGCACCGCCCGCGCGCTGGCCGGGGCAGCAAACCTTGCCGATGTCACCACCGACACGCTCAACGAAAAGAACCGCGCCGAGCTGCTCTGGACCCGCGCAGTGGGCTATTACGCCGCAGCCGACATCGCCGCAGGCAACCGCGATATTGCCTCCTCCGACAGCGGCCTTGCCCGCGCCTCGGAAAAGGCTGCACTGGCCGACGAATACCGGCGCGAAGGCCATGCCGCGATTGCCGACCTGCTCTCCATCGGCGGCTCATCGGTCGCGCGCAACCGCGTGGAGATGCTGTGACCCAGACCGCCACCGCCATGGACGGCGAAACCGTGGATGAGATCTGCCACCGCGTCCTGGGCAAGACGGCGGGTGTTACCGAGCAGGTGCTGGGCCTCAACCCCGGCCTTGCCGAGTTGGGGCCGCGCCTGCCTGGCGGCACGGCGATGATCCTGCCCGATGCCGCCGAGGCGCAGACCGCCACCATCGATATCGTGCAGCTCTGGGATTAACGCGCCATGCTGAAAATCAACCTCCTGCGCGATGCCCTGATGAAGGCGATGCCCGAACTCAAGGCCGCGCCCAAGAACCTCATCATGTGGGTGGATCGCGGCAAGGTGCAGTCGCGCGACACCGACGATCTCTCCTTCGCCTTTGAATTCCAGCTCAACGTCCTGCTGGTTGAATTCGCGGGCGATATCGCCGACTTCGCTCTTGCCCTCCTGATCTGGCTGCGCACCAACCAACCCAATGTGTTCGCCATGGGGGCTGACGCCTTCGACTTCGAGGTCGACATCCTCGACAATGGCAAGGCTGATGTGCAGATTCGCCTGCAACTACGCCAAGGCGTGGCCGTGGATGAAACGCCCCAAGGCGCCAAGGCCCGCTACCTGCCCGAGCCCGATCCGCTCTTTCCCGACGATCTGCCCTTCGGCGGCCTCGATGCCGACCCAATCCTGACCTCCATCACTGTCAATGGTGAGGATCTGCCGCCATGGGGTGTGGTCGATGGCGGATGATCTCTCCCGCCTCGATGAATGGTTTGGCCGGATCGTGGCAGGCATGGAACCGACCCAGCGCCGCAAGGCTACGCTCAAGCTGGGTCGCCTGTTGCGCCAGGCCAACCTCAAACGCATCGCCGCCAACATCGATCCAGACGGCGCCCCCTTCGCCCCGCGCAAGCCCCGGCGCGATCTGCGCGGCCGCCTGCGCAAGGGTGCCCGCGGCAGGATGTTCAAGGGCCTGCGCAAAATGGCCAAGTGGCGCATCGATGCCGCCGCCGATGGTGTGGAAATCAGCCCCGTCACCAACACTGCCGACCGCGTAGGTTCCGTCAGCCAGTTCGGCCTCACGGTCACAGTAGGCCGGGGCCGCGATGGCCGAAAGATCCGCGCCAAATATGCCGAGCGGCGGTTGCTGGGCTTTGGGCGGGAGGATGAGGATCTGGCGTTGCAGGTGGCGGGGGAAATGCTGGAGGCGGAGTGAGGTTAGGCCGCCCAGTCAGCGGATGGCAGCAGTCGACCAACTCTCGCCGTTCCGATGTACCGAGGTAAACGTCCGCTAGCGCCGAAACCTTCCGTTGGCATATGGTCGCATACCCGCTCCGATTGCCCCTTTCAAAACAACGGTTCAAGTCTTACGCTCTCGCTATAACTGGGATGAAAGGAAGCCAACTTGCACCGTATCATTGCGATGCCCTTTGCCTGTCTTCTCCTTTCTTTGGCCTCCGCGACATGCAGCGCCGCTGAGACTGCCCCCACCGTCGGCTTCTACAAGCTCGACGATTTGAGAATTTCCGGTGCGACGAGCGTCGTATCAGTCAAATCAGGCTTTTCCGACCTGGACCTGCTGGTCACAGTCGACACTGCGGGAAACGTCATCGACGCCAAGCCTATCGACAACTTCCAAAAGCTCGATCCGGCACCAGCGCTTGCGCTCGTGAAAAATTGGAAATTTCGTCCTCCTACATTTGAAGGCAAGCCCGTCAACGCTATCGGAAGGGTCAGCATAGAATACAACATGCAGGCCACGCCCCCTAATCCCAAAGCGACTTTCCCGACCAGCGCGGCGCCAAATGAAACTGCCATCGCGTTGGATCGCGGCGCCTGTTTCGGCTCATGTCCCGATTATCATGTCAGCATTCGGGGCGACGGTCTGGTCGAATTCAGCACGAGAGAAGATCACCTTAAGGGGCAGGCCGCCGAGGTCCACCTGCAATACAATGGACACAACGTTTTACTTCCCGGGCACCACATAGCGCGCGTTGATCCAGCGGCTGTTGCGGATTTGCTCGAACAATTCCGCAAGGCACAGTTCTTTGGGTTGAAGTCCGAATACTTCTATGGCGCTACCGATAATCCGACGCAGGTTCTCGCCCTCCAGATTGGCGCAAACCGAAAGGTCGTGACCGATTATATCGGCACTCAGGCCGGAATGCCTCAGGAGGTCAGGGATCTTGAAGCGGCGGTGGACAAGGTGGCGGGCACCGAACGCTGGGTGAGCGGCAATGCCGAAACTTTAATCGAACTGGATGCGGCTGACTTTGACTACCACTCGAAAGATGCGGGTTTGTTGGCGGCCGCAGCCGCCTGGAAACTCCATGACTATCGCCCCGCTCCCGGAACCGAACAGTTGATCATCGAAATGGTTAAGCGCGGGGTAGAGTTGAGCATGCCCATCGAACAGCAAACGCTGGGGTCGATCTTGCTGCAGGCCGCGGCGCAACGCGGTAGTGATCCGTTGTTTAACGCGCTTGTCGCGCATGGGGTAATGAACACTGTCTCGAAATCAGCGCTGAATGAAGCCTTTCTGACTGTAGGTTGCAGCCCGGCGATTGGCAGAGCGCTCGTCAAGGCAGGAGCCGATCCTCGCGGCATGGGTAAAAATGGAACCGCCCTAACGGCCCTTCGATCCAGCTACTCGACTTGCGACGCCACGCCCGAAAAGACGCTGGAGATGGCGAGTGAGCTGATCCAGCTTGGCGTTCCCTTGGAGGCTCGCGACAACCTTGGCTGGACAGCCTTGATGGGCTGCGAATCCCCAGAGCTTGCACAACTTCTTTTGAACCACGGCGCTGATCCGAAGGCGCGGGCGAAAGACGGGACCACTACAGTTTTGGCCACAGACGATGATCGCGTTGCCTTGATCCTCTTGCGCGCTGGCGCCGATCCGCTGGCCCGAAATGACAATGGAACCGTGCGCGACCAAGCAGTGAAAGGCCATATGCCTGCTACGCTGGCATGGCTGGACGCGCACGGCATTCGTTGACGCCGCCATCTTTGCCCTTTCCGCCTGCTCATCATTCGGAACAACACCCTGAGCAATTCGATTCAACACGCTGGGCAACTTGAATGAAGAGCCGCTAAGCCTCGCCCTCCAATCCGTAGCAGCCCTTCCGGACTGTCCGCAGGCCTAGACATAGGAAGGTGGGCTTACGCGGCAAAACGAATGACCGGATTTGGTGAAATTAGTCAGTCCCAGTCGCGGCGCTGACCGGCAGCTATGTCCCACCATCTGCCTCCCTCCCCGTAACCCGCCGGGTTACACCCCCACGCCCTCCCCGCGCGCGCGAAGGGGCGGCACAACGGGGGCATGGCCACCAGCACCTCCGTCATCGATTTATCGCAACTCCCCGCCCCCACGGTGGTGGAGGCGCTCGACTATGAGACGATCCGCGCCGAGCTGATCGCCGATGTGCAGGAATTGCTGCCCACCTGGGACGCCGCCGTGGAGAGCGATCCGGCGGTCAAGGTGCTCGAGGTCGCAGCCTATCGCGAGCTGCTGATCCGCCAGCAGTTCAATGACCGGGCCAAACAATGCCTGCTCGCCTATGCGAGGGACGGCAATCTCGACCATCTTGGCGCGCTGCTGGGCGTCGCGCGCCTGCCGGGCGAACTGGACGAGCCCTATCGCTACCGCATCCAGCTTGCCCCCGACGCCTTCAGCGTGGCCGGGCCGGAATCGGCCTATGAATATCACGCGCTGTCCGCCGACAGCACGATCGCCGACGCCAAGGTCACCAGCCCCAGCCCCGGCGTGGTCCTGGTCTCGATCCTGTCCAAGACCGGCGACGGCGCGGCCAGCGCGGATCAGATCGCCAATGTCGAGGCCGCGCTGGCTGGCGCCCGCCCGCTTACCGATCAGGTCATTGTCCGGTCGGCCACCATCGTGCCCTACACGATCACCGCCGCCATCACCCTGTTCGACGGCCCCGATGGCGATGTGGTGATCGCAGCCGCGTTGGCGGGCGCGCAAGCCTATGTCGCAGCCGCCCGCCGCATCGGCCGCGACATCAACCGCGCCAGCATCTTTGCCGCCATC